TAATCTTCGGCCAGAAGACGCTACAGGTTGAAAGAAGCGCGCTAGATAGAATTAACGTTCGTAGATTGTTGATTTTCCTTAAGAGGGGCATCTCACGAATCTCTAATAGGATTCTGTTTGAACCTAACGTTCCAGCAACTTGGAGCAACTTTAAGAATCAGGCGATTCCATTCTTGGATGACGTTAAGAGTCGATTTGGTCTGACTGATTATAAACTGGTGCTTGATGAAACCACTACAACTCCAGATATGATAGATCAGAATATCTTGTATGCAAAGCTTTTCTTAAAGCCAGCGCGAGCGATTGAATACATTGCGCTCGACTTTATCATTACGAATACGGGAGCTTCTTTCGATGACTAAATTATATCATAGACTAATTAAGGTAGGAGAAAAATAATGCCGAATTCACCAGTCTGGTCCCCGATTACCGAACCAAAAAGAAAATTTAAATTTGTGCTGAATATTAATAACATTCCAGCATATACAATTAAAACAACCGATAGACCACAAATTTCAGTTGGCGAGGCAAAGCATGAGTTCTTTCTTCATGACTTTTATTTTCCGGGTCGCGTAACTTGGAATGAATTAAGCATTAGTCTAATTGACCCAATTGATGTTAATACATCTAAAAAGTTATTAGACTATATTAAAGATAGCGGATATGTGCCACCCAGTGATTTCAGTGAAACCCCCGGTGATCCAAACTTCCTTCATAAAACAATTGCTAAGAAGGCATTTGTTTCAACGGTCGGTCAAATCACGATTCAAACGCTAGATTCGGAAGGAAATGTTTTAGAAACATGGGAACTTAAGAACCCTTGGATTAAGAGCGTTAATTACAATAACATGAGTTATGGCGACGAAGGGCTGGTGGAACTTGGCCTCACCCTACGCTATGATTGGGCTGTTTTAAATTAAATTTTTTTTAATTAATCTATTTATAATATGCCATCACTTCCCACAGGAATACAACAGCATATATCAAAGCAAACTGCGACTACTCGTGGATTAGCAAACGTTGCTAAATATAATATATTTAGCGGCCAAGCCTCTTTGCAAAGAGGGGATATGTTTATGGATGCGCAGCAAGCGCATCGTTTTTATTTGTATATAGATGGCATAAACGAAGCATATATTGTAAATGTTGACAGGCCATCTTACACAGTACAAACTGAAGAACATTTACTTTTAGATTACCCGATCACGTTTCCAGTTCGTGTAAAGTGGGACCCTGTTAATTTTACAGTTAGAGAAATATTCACTAAAAACGCGGTAGGCTCAGTTGCTGGGAATTTAATGTCTAAGCTGTTGGCACACAGTTATGTGCCTCCCGACAAAATACCAGCAGCCGGCAGTTCTACTGGAGCAACGATCTTGAGGGGAATAACAAGCCCGCTCGACACAATAAGAGACGCAGCTTTTGGTTCTAAAAATCTTAGCAAAGAAAACTTAGTAAGATCTTTGGGTCAAGTGGAAATAAAATCGCTAGATCCAAATGGCGACGTATTCGAATCTTGGACGCTTCACAATGGAATGATCACATCTGTAAAATTCAGTCAGCTAAATTATTCAAGTGAGGCCTTAACAGATGTCTCAGTTACGATAAACTATGATTGGGCCACCTACCAACTTGGTGGCACTTAGGAGCAAATATGACAAGCAGAAATGAGTCTAGAGCGCAGGTTGATCCTGCTCTTCTGGAACAGTTTATGAGGCAACAGGAGGCGAAATACACTTCGGCACCACCCGTTGCCCCCACACCAGCCCCGGGGGCCTATTCAGTACCTACTGACTTTGTTGAGTTGCCGTCTAAGGGTGTTATGTACCCTGAAGGCCATCCATGGCACATGAAGGACAAAGTGGAGGTAAGGTTTATGACTACTAAGGAAGAGGACATTTTAACCTCTCCTGCGTATGCTAAAGCTGGTGTTACTTTTGACAAATTAATTGAAAATATTACTGTAGATAAAATTAATGTTGATACTTTATTAATTGGTGATAAAAATGCACTTATCGTTAATGCAAGAAAAAATGCCTACGGTTCAGAATATGAATTCTTTATTATGTGCGCGAATTGTATTGAAGGTCATGAATTAACCGCCAATCTGGAACATGCAGAAATAAAAGATCTGAGTAATGTTACATATGATAGAAACACAGATGGAACCTATAGCGTTAAACTTCCGCAATCCCAAGATTTAATTAATTTTAGATTATTTACCGGCAAAGACGAAAAATACATGCGCGAACAACAGGAAATTAGAAAAAAACACAATTTAAAAGTAGAAAATGTTGTTGCGCTGCATAGGCAGGCTTTAGTTAGTGTTAATGGTAGCAATGACGCTTCATACATAGAGCAATATATACAGAAAATGTTAATTCGCGACTCTAGATTTTTACAGAAGGTGTATCAAGAAGTGCGCCCGGATATTTCTATAAAATATTCTTTCAATTGTAAAGAATGCGGTCATAAGAACGAAGGAGGTGTGCCTTTCGGGGCAGACTTTTTTTGGCCTGACGACTGAATATATTAATCAAGTTTACGAACAAATGTTCTTTATGATTATGCACGGGAAGTTCGCCTTCTTTGAGTTGTATGCGTTGCCCGTTGCTTTGCGCACTTGGTTCTTTAAAAGACTAGGAAGGCATTTTGAGGAATCTACTAAAGAAGCTAAAAAGTAACCAAGGCCCTAATTATGTAGAGACAAAAAACCCATGGCATATGATTCTTCAACATTCGCAACAAAATTTGGTGAGGCAACTTTAAAAGGGACAAGTGCCCTTAAGGCGCTTTCCCGAGATACCAACTTAACAGCCTCGCAAAAATCCAAAGTAACTTCGGTTATTAATAAATTATCTACAGGTGCTGGAACGGCCACAGGTGGTAGTGGATTTGTGGGGGCTGCAATGGGCGCCGCCCAATCCGGGCTTGAACTGGCTGGGGCCAATAATGCCATTGCTTTGGCGGCATTTGATGCTGCTAGTGGTGTAGGAAGCTTGGTGTCAGAAATGCAAAATGCTAAGACGGGTGGCGATAAAATGGCCGTCCTTCTTAAAAACTTAGCAACTGGAATGGGCGGCTTAATAAAGTTTTTAAAGCCCGTTGTTAATAATATTGAGTCATATAGAATAAGCCTTGTTAGGGCCGGCGCAAGAGATGGTCCAAAATTTCTTGATAGTTTGGCAAAACAAAGTGCCGGTATGTACCGATATGGCGTTACTTTAAAGAGTGTCGTTCAGGTTCAAGAGTCTTTTAGGGGCAACTTGGCAATGCTTACAACGAAAGGCTATGCTGCTTCTGCAAGACAGTTGACTCGCTTGGCTGCTGTAAATGAGAAGTTTGGTATTGATATTAGCGAAAGTACTGATTTTATTAATAAACTAAATATTGGGTTTAACGCCACCACCAGACAGACCGACAGGATGTCGCGACAATTGTTGGGTTTTGCAAGAAGAACTGGTCAACCGTTTAGTAAAGTATGGAGCGACTTCAATCAGGGCATAGAAAAATTCATGTTTAACATGGATCCCGACAAGGCTTTGAAGAAGTTTACAGTTTTCCAGCGCATGGCCCGCGAAATGGGTGCTAGCGTTGGTGGGCTGGTTGATATTGTTGATAGGTTTGATGACCTTGAAACGGGTATGCAATACGGCGGTGAATTAAACATGCTTTTATCGTCGCTTGGAGGCTCATTCGATGCGGTGCAGGCCACTTTAATGAGTCAACCTGAAAGAATGCAATATATTGCCAACCAGCTTCGTGAGGTGGGTGGTCGAATAGAGGGAATGTCTGAACTCGGCCAACGTGCCGTGTTAAAACAGGTTGCGACCACAACCGGAATGGAAATTGGTGTTATAAAAAGCATTCTTCAAAAAGACGTAGGTGCCGACATCGGCAAATATATGAAGAGTTCCGAAGCGCTGGGGGCGATGAGCCGCCGTCAGCAAAGGGACTTAGCACAGCAGCAGACAACAAGGGCAGACCGCGTTCAACAACAAAACGATTTAATGGTTAATAATCTCTCCATTGCTTTTGAAGGTCTTATGCAGAAGACTTCGCTAGCGGCAACCAGAATGATGACTAAACAAATTCCATTAATGAGAAAAAAATTAGAGGAAATCGGGATGAAGAAAATTATCGATGCTGCAAGCGCCCAGTTGGATAAATACAATGCCGGCCAAATGAAGGCTCAGGATGCATTTGTGAAGGCTCTAAAGCCACTGGGAACAAATTTTGCCGACTTGGGGAGTGCCATAAATAATAATACTGCGGCTGTCGTCAACATGACTGAAGCCAGCAAAAAGTCGCCAGTCTATGGGAAGTCAATGCGACAGAGAACTCCGATAGAAAAACTATACGAGTAGGAAGGAATATATGAATGCCAGATAATCCATTAAAAACGCTT